TTCAAAGAATGCTTCAATTCTACTAAATTGTTCTTGATTAAGAGACTCAATAAATTCTACCATTTCTTCAGGTGTAGATTCTTTAGCATAGTGAAATTGTTGACCATCATAAATGTACTCTACCGATTCAACAATCATATCAAATGCCATATCGGTAACATTTTCAAATTTTGATGCTCTTTGTAGTATAGAAAATTCAGGATATTTTAATTTGATAGTAATTTGTGGTGTTAATTGAATTTCATCTTTAATATCTTCTGGTATATTAACTTTAATTTCTAAAAGATTAACTGAAGATTCCATTAAATTACCACAGTTTTTTCCTTCTACTTCATTTTCACAACGGTATTTGTTTTCAATGACTTCACCAACAGAGCGAGCTCTTAAATTGAGAAAATAAAATTCAACATCAATAATAGGCAATTTATCAATATCAATGTTTTCTGTCAATGTGCAATTATGTAAAACTTGACGAATATTTTTTTCAATCGTTTCTTTATCATCAGATTCTAACGCCATGAGCAAATTTCGTTGTTCTTTTACAAGAAAAGGTCTAAAGCGAATATGTTTTTTTGATAAAGGTAAGTCTAGTTCATAAACAGGTGTGTCAATACGGGGCAACATTTTTAAATCTCCATTTTAAATTAACGAATTAAAGGTACAAAAATTGGACCAGGTGATTGGTCTGGTGTATTATTAACTACAGGATTTGATATTGGACCAATCGTACCTATCTGTGAAACCCCAGAAGATTGATTTGGTGTATTATTATCTATAGGATTTGTCATTGGTCCTAAAGTATTTCCCTGTGATGTAGTACGGACACTCTCACTTGGTTGCGGTTTATTAGTTCTAACTTCTTCAGATAAAGGGTTATCTATTTTTTCCCAATATGTGTATGCAAAAACAACACTTAACTTATGATAACCTTCTGCCGACCAATCCAAATCTAATTGATTGACAGTAATAGGATAAGCATCTATTAAATCTACAGCATAGGTTGGTTTGCCTGTAGAATCAAATTGTGTAATTCTTATAGTCGCAACATATGAATATTTGTATTTTGGATTATAATTGGATGAAGGAACAACTAATTCCATCCATTTATCAAAAAATTCCTTTTCTTTCATGTCTCCGCCAACCATAAAAGTAAGCGTCAAATCATTAAATGTTACTTGATATGGATATTTTTCAATAGGATTAGAACCAAATTTTTGTTCCGTTGTAGCATAAGTTCTACTAGGTAATTCGGCAGATTCACACCTATACATTAAATTTATAGGTGTAGAAGGTAATCCAGTAGGCGCAGTAATAGATACCTCAAAACGACTAGGTTTCGCCAAGCCAGTTACAAAACTACTATAAAAATCTGATATACTTTGTGGCATTTAAGTTCTCTTAATTTCTTCTACTGAATCTTTCCATACCGTTTCTGGTTTGGCACCCTTAAATTGGTGTACCGGAAGCATAATTGCCGTATCCCACTCATCTGGCTGAACGGCAAGTAACTTAGACTTAATATGTGGCGTCAAATATCGTTTAATACAAGGCCTGAATTCTCTAAGGCGCTTGGACGCAACTAAAATGTCATAGGTAACTCTTAATCTTTTAATTTCATCGTCTTTACCCGGCACTGCGTATTGCATTAATTTACCAATAAATGCCACTCGGTATTTAATAGGCAAATAATGTAAGTTTAATTCTAAAAACCCATCTTGGTATTTTTCCAAAGTTAATACCAATGGAAACCTATCGTAATATGGTAAATCATCTTTACCTTTTGGGTCATAATAAAAGTAATATAACTGACCTAATTTAAATCTACCCGGTCTTAATTCTTCATCTTGTATCGTTCTGGCTATAACAGAAGGATTTCTTAACGCAGAAATTTTTGTCAAAAGCCATTGATATGCTTCTCTTGAGGACATTTTATGTCCTTCCGCTTTTCTTTCTTGCGCCAGTTCCGTTAGTTTAGATGTCATAGAGTTATTTAGTTAGATACCAAGGTCTTTTTCTGTTATGATTTTAAATTCCCAACCACGGTCTTTACAATATTCATCGGCAGCTTTCCATTTAGCCTGATTCACAGCGTATGTCTTAATTTCATTTTTATAACTTTCAGTAATGCGCTGTCTAGGCTTAGGCATTTGTGTTTGTGCCAAAGGTTTTATTTCTAAAACCATCGTTTTTGTTTGTCCTGTTTGCGTTTTCATTTGAACAATGATATCAGGAAAGTATCGGTGTGGTCGTTTATCAACAGGACTCATATAAGGAATATGAAATTCTTCAGAACCCCAACTAATGATATTAGGATTATTATCTATCCATGAAAAAACTTTGCTCTCCCAAGAACTACGATAAATGACATTATCCGGGTCACCTTTATATTTTTTACGATTTTTAACTTTATAGATACCTTGATAGTATTTCATGCTCTTCCTTTTTCCACTATAAATACTATGTATATTAACCGGAATAAATTAAATGCCAACTACTATTTTTGATGACGGAAGCACATTAACGGAACTCCCGAATGGAACTTTTCGTTCTACAGACGCTACCGATGATGTGAATGTTATACGAGGACCTTTAGCGTCTTTATACACAACACCGAATAATGCTTCGTTAAGATATCCTAGCGATTTAGGTGGTGGCCCACTAGTGGGACCTCCCAATGAAAAAAATCAAAAAAATCATTGGGTTAATTTTTCAATCAAAGAAATAAGAAAAAATGCTTCTTTTGTAGGTACGAATGGTCAGAGTAATGCTGTGGTTAACTTACCGAGTTTTGGTGAATTGGCTACAAACGCAAGCAAGAGCGTTAAAGAATACCGTAAAAGTTATGTAGGTGGTATTGAAAATATTTTTACGGGAGGACTTTCAGGTTTAGTTGAAGATGGTGCTAGTGAGGCATTGGGCTATATTGGAGGCATTGCAGAGAGTGGTTTAAATTTTGCACCACAATATTCTGAAAATGTAGGTAATATTTCATTGTATATGCCCGATACACTTAATGCTACTTACCATGCTAACTTTGAAGAAATGAGTTTGACGAAAGACTTAGGACCAGCACTAACAACATTACGAGCAGTTGATAGTATCGCAGGAGCAAAAAAAACACAAAGTATAGGAAACATTATTTCATCAAATCCAGCCGCATTACAAGCGCTTAGTGGTGGTTTAGATACTCTTGGTAGAGGTATTCCTGGTGTAAATGTAGATAATGCTGTAACTTTATTACAAAGAGCACAAGGTTACGCTTTAAATCCGCAATTGCAAATGGTTTATCGTGGCACAGGACTAAGAAGTTTTCAATTAAGTTTTATTTTTACACCAAAGTCAAGTGATGAAGCGCAAAAAGTAAATGAAATTATTGATAAATTTAGATATCATCATTCACCTAGTTTGAGTGTTGGTTTAGGAACTTCAAGTAATTTTAATCAAGCAGCAAATTCAACAGAAAATATGTTTTTAGTACCTCCTTCCGTATTCAATTTACAATTTGTTATTAATGGTAAAGAAAGTACTGTTCTTCCAAGATATGGCGATTGTGTATTGGAGTCAATAGATATTAACAATGCACCTAACGGATTAGCAGTATATGATGATGGTGCAATGGTTCAAACACAACTAAATCTTTCTTTTAAAGAAATGGATATTCTCACAAGAGACAAGATGAAATCATTTGAAAACGACCAGGCACGATAATGTTATTCTTCAATTCTTTTCCTAAAATACTAACAACCGATTACAAGGGTAACGGTATCATCATGACAAACATTATGGTGAGAACTCGTATTCTTTCTACGCTATCACAAAATCCTTTAATATTCTATACATACGGTATACAAGATGGTGATAGACCTGACATTATAGCAACAAAATATTATGGCGACCAAGATAGATTTTGGATGATTTTTTATGGTAATCAATTGTATGACCCTTTATGGGATTGGCCATTAAAAACAAATGAATTTTTAAGTTATCTACAAGACAAATATGGTTCTGATGCGGCAAATAATAACACATCAGTATTAACATATACACAAAATACAGTATATCAATATACCAAAACAATCATAACACTAGATAACACATCAAATAAACAAACAGTTAAAACTATTATCATTGACCAAAATACATATAATACTGCAACACAAGGAGTAACAACAAGTAGTTTTACAAATGGTACAACTGTAACACAAACAATATTAATTAATGCACAAAGCATTTATGATTATGAAAATCAACAAAACGAATCCAAAAGAAATATTAATTTAATTAATAAATCTTACGCTTCACAACTTGAAAGAGATTTTGCATCTTTAATGAAGAAATAATATGGCAGGCATAAAAAATTCAAAAGACTATTCGTTAGAAACATTAGTCATTCACACCTCTGTTGCTTCTTTTGATTTAAAATTATCTATGGTAGAAATGTCATATGTAGAAGATTTATTTGCAAGCGTTTGTTCAGGATATGTATTAATAGCAGAAGCATCAGGTTTTATTGAAACTCTAGCACTCAATGGTACCGAATATTTAAGAGTTCGTTTTAGTAAATTTGGTGATGATAGCAATGTAATTGACAAAATATTTCGTGTTTACAAAGTAAGCAAAAGAAAACTTGAAGGCACCACCTACAAAGAATCTTATATAATTAATTTCTGTTCCGATGAACTATTGTTATCAGAGCAATATAAAATGAGCAAACGATATAGAAATAGTGCAATATCTGATAATATTTACGACATACTCAATAATTATCTTGGTGTACCAAGCACACGAATAGGTACCATTGAACCGACTTACGGTCAATATGATTTAATTATACCAACTTTAAAGCCATTTGATGCTATTAATTTTATGTTGAATTATGCACGGCCTAATCCTTCAAATCCTGGTGCTGATATGTTGTTTTATGAAGATAAAAACGGATTTCAATTAAGGTCATTACAAACATTAATGAAGTTACCTGTTTATCAAGCATATTCTTATAAACCAAAAAATCTTCAACCAAATAATTTATTATTTGAATTATATAATGTATTATCATACGAAATATTAGATTCTTTTGATACATTAAATGGTATTACAAATGGTACTTTTGCGAATCAATTAATTTCTGTAAATCCCTTAACAAGAAAAAGAAAAAAGACTAATTTTGATTACGGAATTTATTTACAAAATTCTCAATCTTTAAATCCTTTTCCAATTGTTGATAACTCCACCAATCGTTTTGGTGATGCTGTTAATCAGACACATAAAGCACAATTAAAATTAATCTTTTCAAATTTTGACAATATAAATACTGATTATATAGCAAGTGATCCTGGTGCGACACAAGGTGATATCTATGCTGAAACTTTTATACCTTACAGAACGGCACAATTAGGACTATTAAATTATACCAGAGTTCGCCTAGTAGTTCCTGGTGATTGTAATTTAACTATCGGCCGTATCATTACATTTAATTTAGGTTCAAAACAACCCAATAATGCTTCTCTGGATAACTATTATTCAGGTAACTATATAATAACAGGTGTAAAACATATTATTGATATGACAAGTTATAGAACTATTATTGAAATTACAAAAGATAGTAACCCTTATCCTTATCCTACAAATGATAATGGAAATCCTACTTGGAGTGCAGCAGTTTCAGGATATATTTAATGAAAAGTACAAATAATTTTAATTTTGCCGGTTTAAATGGATTCATCTGGTGGATAGGACAAATAGAAAATCGTGCAGACCCTTTAGGTATGGGAAGATGTCAAGTGCGTATTTTTGGTTGGTACGGTGACGAAATTGTTACAGAAGATTTACCTTGGGCTATGCCTATGTACCCAATAAATAATTCAAAGTATTTTGAAGCGCCACCATTATACGATTGGGTTATTGGTTTTTTTATGGACGGTGAAGCAGCGCAATCTCCTATCATGTTAGGCGTAATACCAGGTATTAAACAAGAAACCGAAGAAACCA